AGGACCACTAGCTGGTGGTGTAGGTGGATTTTCTTACACTGACACTAGTACAGAATATAATAGAACTTATTACTATTGGGTTCGTTATATAAGTACCGAAGGCGTTCCAGGACCTTGGTCTAATATGGCTAGTGCTACAACCGTAGAAGACATAGGGGCTACTATGGCTCTTTTAAGTGAAGAGCTTTCTAATTTACCTGGATATAATCTATTACAGACGGGTGCAACAGCCGCTACAATTATAAAAAGTTCTGGCTCACCTAGTGCTCGACCAAACGGTGATGCTTTACAACTTAATGATATTTGGTTTGATACTGATGATGGGCAAATATATACAAGAAACGCCGCTAACAATGCTTGGGTGGCGGCACGAGATGCTACGTTAGTTAGTGTATTTGGGACTACTAGTTTTACAGGTAGTACTCTTAGTTCAGCTATGGCTACTGCGCAATCTAATATTGTTACGGTAACAGAAGCAAATTCAGCGCGGGTAAGCGAAATAACTTCGTTAGAAGCAATTACTAATGGGTTTAGTAGCTCTAGTACTATAGCTGCCGCTATAAATACTGAAGCTACTGCTCGAGCAAGCGCCGATTCTGCTAGTGCTACTTTAATTACTAACCTTTCTGCTTCTGTTGGTTCTGGAAATGACAGTGGCGGTGCTGCTTACAGCGCCTCTAATACTATTGTTTCGCATGTTAATGCAACAGATGCTAACGCAGCTGCGGCTTACGTACTTAAAGTCGAAGCCAATGGAGCAGTAGCGGGCATGGTCCTAGAAGCAAATGCTTCAGGTAGTGGTACGGGTTCTGCTATACAGTTTCAAGCAGACAAGTTTGCTATTTGGGATAGTTCAGGTTCGGCTAGCTCTAATTCTGTAGCTCCATTTATTGTTGATAGTGGTGTGGTTTACATAGATACAGCACGTATTAAAAATGCTTCTATAGCTTCAGCAAAAATAGGAAGTGTAAATGCAGATACCATTACTACGGGAACTCTTAATGTTGCAGATCTAATTGACGCTAATGCACTAGATGCGGATAAAATTACTGCGGGTACTATTGGAGTTAGAGAACTTGCAGCTAATTTTATTACGGCTAACGAAATTAATTCTGATACTATTACCGCAAACGACTTATTAAGTACTAATACCCTTAATGTTAAACATTTTGATAATGTTAGTACAGATATAAAAAGCCATCTTAGTGCAGGTACTTTTTTTCCTTTAGGCAGAAGTGCACAAAATTTTATACAAAGATCTGGCACACACACAGGAAGCGATGGCAGTTTTGTTCCCGTAACAATTACAGAAATAAGAAACGGTGCTACCTACATTGCAATTTTCTCAGGGGTTCTTGGTAATGTAAGTGGGGGGGTAGTGCAGTATTCATTGAACAATTCTACTTGGGTAAATGCAAGTGGTAATACTAATATCTACTGGAACGCAGGAACATACAGGGGCTATACCTATGTTTACACTGGGGGGATAACTGGCTTAAGTACTTCACAAAGCACTGTTTATTGGCGAGTTTATTTTAGCGGGAGTTACAATCACACTCAGCTATCCCTAAATATAATTATGGATAATACTCAATAATGTACACATACACAGTTTATAATACTGATTCTGGTGAAATTGAATACGCAACCTCGGGTGTGGCTCATCAATCAGAAATACCTCTTGCAAGTGGTTTTAGCATTATAGAAGGCTCTTATTCAGCTAATCGATACTTAATACAAAGTGGTGCCGCTGTTGAAAGAGTGGATTTAGTTTTAAATGAAGTACGAGCAAATAGAAATGTTCTGCTTGCTGAATCGGATTGGACACAGGTTGCAGACAGTCCTTTGTCAGACTCTAAAAAAGCAGAATGGGCCACGTACCGTCAAGCGTTGAGAGATTTACCATCAACTGACCCCATATCCTTTCCAACAGAACCTAGTTAAGGTATTATAAAGACTATGAAATGCGGAGGCATAAATCAAATGGGCAACAAAGATTATAAAAAAGAGGCACCCAAAAAGAAGAAGGCTCCCAAAAAAGGTAAAAAGAAACCATCTTACGGCTACAAATAGCTGTGGAAGATGAAGTTATAGAGCACTATTAAGGAATAAAATGACTAGAGTACAAAGCTCCCCCACACCAGCAAAAATTGGGGAAAACGAAGTTGAAGAAAGCAAAATGGACCACATTGTGCCTAATCAAGAAGAACGCCCCGCTATCTCTAATGAAGAGTTTACAAAAAGACATGGGAAAGTAATGACCGAAGAAGAAATAGAAAAAGAACTTAACAATCAATACTAATGCCTAGAAAAGTTAAAAGACCTTCTCAAAAGGTCAAAAAGAAAAGCATCTCTAAAAGACAGACTGCTTCTTTATCCAAACATGGCAAACACCACAGCGCAAAACACATGTCGTTTATGAAAAGACGCATGCTTATGGGTGATACCATGAGACAAGCCCACAAAAAAGCTCAAGCTAAAACTGGCAAGTAATGGCCAGAAATTACCGTCAAGAATACGACAAGTATCAAGGTACATCCACACAAAAAAAGCGTAGGGCTGGGCGTAACGCGGCTAGAAGAAAAATGATAGCTTCAGGTAAAGCGCGTAAAGGTGATGGTAAAGATGTCGCACATAAAGACAATAATCCTAAAAATAACAAGTCTAAAAACCTTAAAATGCAATCAAAACGACTAAACCGTTCTTTTAAAAGAACAAAAAACGCAAGGAGGGCTTGAAGAAGTGATAATTTGCTATACTATTGCTATAGCATTGTTGCTAATGAGTATAATTATGTATATAGAGTATATTGAAAAATTTATAAACGCCATAAAAAAAGGGTTCTCAGGTATTGTGACGCCTCTTTTTTATGCTCCAAAACCAGTAAGGAAGAAAAGTGCCCCGCAAAAAAGAAAACCCAATAAGAAAAACAACAAAAGGTAAGGGCGCTAACTACCGTAAAACTAAATCGGGTGCAGGTATGACTGCGAAGGGCGTTGCTGCTCATCGCAGAGCAAATCCTGGATCCAAACTTAAAACTGCAGTAACAGGAAAAGTTAAAAAGGGAAGCAAAGCCGCGGGTAGACGTAAGTCTTATTGCGCTAGGTCTGCTGGGCAGATGAAGAAATTCCCCAAAGCTGCAAAAGACCCAAACTCACGGCTAAGGCAGGCTAGGAAACGTTGGAAATGTTAAAAAATACACATGAAAAAACATTTACTATTAGCCCTAAGCCTCGTACTATCATTTAATTCTTATGGGGACCAGACAGGTAACTGTACTGCTGGCACTCAGTATTGCGAGCAAAATAGTTTGGATACTACTAACGATACAACCACTAGTAACACCAACGTTAATACTAACACCAATAATAATACCAACTCTAATACTAACGTAAATCAAAATACAAATGTCAACACATCAACTAACACCAATCAAAATACGAATAACAGCACGAACCAAAACACGAATAATTCTACTAGCGCAAATTCTAATACCAATAGCAATACCAATAGTAATACTTCTGTAAACACAAACAATACAACCTCTAACTCGACAGTCAATTCAACGGTAAATCAAAATGTTACGAATGAAAGCACTTCAAACAATACTAACGTCAACACTTCGTCTAATACAAATGTCAATCAATCTACGTCAGATTCAAATGTTACAACTAACAACAAAAATGTTAATCAAAATAACAACAAATCTGATAACACGAATAGAAACATTAACCAATCGAATTCGACACAAACTATTAACCAAAACGTAAAGTCTGAAGCCCCCCCTGCCTCTGCTATTGCGCCATCTATAATGTCTTATTCACAAGACTTATGTACGGTAGGTAGATCGGGCGCGTTCCAAGGCCAGGTGTTTGGGTTTTCTACAGGCAGAACAGTTACAGATACAAACTGCGAAAGATTAAAACTCTCTAAATACCTCTACGATATGGGAATGAAAGTGGCTTCTATTAGTTTGCTTTGCGCTGATGAACGTGTTTTTAAAAGCATGGAAATGGCAGGCACTCCTTGTCCTTACAAAGGCAAGATAGGTAAAGAAGCAACTGTAGCTTGGGAAGAAAACAAACAAGATAGACCTGACTACAAAATTTGGTACAAAGAACAGAAAGCAAACTGTAAAAGAGTGTGGCATTCAAATACTCAACTTAAAAGAGAATGCATAGCTGGCTTAAAATAACGTGTTGTTTATTACTAACAAGTAATCTTTCAGCAGCCTATGTATATGAAGCCAATCAGGCTTTAATAAACCTTACCAATCAATCAGGCACTACTAACCTAAACGCAGGAGACGATCAAGTTTCAGGAGCATTTAATCTAGGTTTTACTTTTAAATTATACGGTGAAGAATTCACGCAGGGTAGGATGGCTACCAATGGCTGTTTGCACTTTAAAACTTCAGGAGCTTTTTGTAACGACTACACAGCAGACCCAATAGCCAGTCAGTACACATACACGCTACTACCATTTTGGACTGATCTAATAAGAGATAATGGTTCTAGTATGTTAGCTAAGAGCTTTGATGATAAGACTGTGTTTGGTTGGTATTCTATGCAAGAGTATAGTCGCAACAATACAGATAATAGTTTTGAAGTAATACTTTGGCGTAACGATAACTTTGAATTTAGATATGGTCTATTAGATATTATTAATCACGATGTCTCAATCGGAGAGGTTGGTAGTGGCAGTTCACAAGTTTATCAATATCTTTTTCATGACGAATGCAACACAGGTTCTACAAACTCTAGTAGTTGTGTAAGTACTGACTGGAACAACATAGATAAGAATGCCAATCTAGAAAATGGTGGTTCTCTTTATGGTGTTGGTTCGGGTAATGGAGTTGATTGTAGTAATGTTTTAAATAACCCGTCTTGTGCAGGTTATGAAGCAGCCTATCAAACTCAACAGTGTAATATCACTCAGCTTTATAATGAGTCTTGCCCTTTATACTGGGAAGCGTATGACGATCAACAATGTGATCAAGACCCCCAGTACGGGCCTTTTTGCTCAGGCTATAGACAAGAAGATTCCGTAGCTTATTACGACCAAGAACATGACTATGGATTTAATGAAGAAGACATGTGGTACGACGAAGAGTATGACGAATGGTTAGATCCCAATGACCCGTGTTACGAGAACAGGTGTGAGGGTTTTACTGATGCTGATTGGTACGCTTTAGATGCAGAACAGTTTGGGCAAGAGCAAGTAGACGAATGGTTTGGATCAGACATAAGTTTTAGTGATGATGGTATGGTTGAGTGGGACAGTACACCTATGGATTCATATGATGATGTAGATGTACAAATGGATGTGTGGGATATGGAACAAGAGCAAATGCATCACGAAGAAATAATGCTAGAGGAGTTTTTGTTTCAAGAAAGTTTTCTTGTGGAAGACTATAGCGAACCAACTACCTTTATAGAATTAGAAACAATAGAACAGCTGGAGGAATGGTTTGAAGAAGAAACTAATGAACATTTTGAAGAGAGAATTGAAGAGGAACTTGCAACGCTTGAGGAACCGGAGGAAGAGTTTATAGAAGAAATTTTTGAGGAAGAAGCGGTTGAAGAAATCTTTGAAGCCCAGGAACGTATTGTTGAAGCTGAAATAGAAGAAGAAAGAATTGAACGAGAAGAAGCACCTGAAGAATTTGTTGAGGAATTTCAATTGGTTGAACGGGAAGAAGCTGAAGGCAAGAGTTCTATTAGCAGAGATATAGCTTTAAGAGTTATAGCTTCTACAATAGTGACGGCAAATCAGAGTGTGAGCGGCACAACAGCTGGAAACTCTGTTCACTCTACCGGCAACAGCGTAGCCTCTGGTAACAGCACCAGTTCTTCTTCAAGTTCAGGGATGAGCATTTCTAGTTCTCCAAGTATGTCAGATCAATTTGCGTCAGCGACAGCACAAACTAACCAGGTGTTAGATATGAGCAGTACCTCTGTAGATACTTCTAGCAGTTCCAGCACATTTGAAACTGAAACAGTAACTACTGAAGTAGCAGTTGTAGACGTATCAACTACAACCCAAGATAACATGGACATTTCTGTTAGCTCTGTTAGTTCTGATGTAGACTCAGACACTACAGTAGAAAATATAATTGCAGATAACTTACAGACGGCCCAGGACAACGTTCAAGATGAACAAGAAGAGACAGGCGAGTATGGATCTGAGAACGCAATTATTGCAGTAATGGGTTTTGTTCCTGGCTTTAATAACTACAGATTAGTTTCTATGCCGGAGAAAGAAGTTTGGTATGAACCTAAAAACATCTATACTAGTAATAATATTGAAGACAACAGAGCAGCGTTTTACCAGTTAGCTGGTAATAACATTAAAATGTTAACTGCTCTTAAAGAAATGCAACCCACTCTATAGGAGATTTTATGAATTGGTTTGAAAACAGAACAACACAAATAATTGCACTTGTTGGAATTATATCTACCCTTGCAGGGTTTGGTTACACGGGCGCAACCTATGTTAATAGAATTGATAACCTTGAAGCTCAGATAGGTGGCATAGGTGATACTGAATCAGCGCAAAAAGCTATTGAAGAAAGATTTGCTTCTATTGAAACAGCAGTAAAGTTTTTAGAAAAAGAAATTAATGGTATTGATATCCCAGATACAACTAAAATTCAAACCGATATTGCTACTATAAAAGCAGAACTTGAGAGCTTAGAATCTAAAATGAACGAGAATAACAAGAACCCATTGTCTGGGTAAATTTGTAAGGGTTTTTAAGAAAACAGCT